TGCACCTTTTAATTGATAACCAGATACACCTTGAATACCAATTCTTTCATAAGACTCTTCTATAATATCGGATATAGAAAAACCTTTTTCAAAAGTAGTTGTACCTGAAGTAGTATTAGCCATTTAGCCTCCTACTTGTCTATTAATAACGTCGCCGCTGCAATGTTTGTAATAGTAGAAACTTTCATTCCACCTGGAAAAAGTACACCATCTTCTGGAATGTTAAATGCAAAAACATCTCCTGTTGGACAGTCTCCTTGAAATAAAGTTGTACTATCAGTGTTGTCTTGTAAGATAACAGTTCCTGCACCACCACCATCAGAAGCAAGAATTAATCCTCTTAATCTTGTTCTTCCAGCGAACACTGCACCTGTTCCTGTTACTCTTACTGCTTTTACATCTGATTTCATATTTTAATCTCCATTAAATTTATGTGGGCCCGAAGGCCCACAACAAATTATTTATTAGTTACTCTCTGCGCCAGAGTCAGCTACTGTGTAAGTAAATACACCTGTAACAGTTCCAGTTCCTGCAGTTGCTCCAGCTGAAGCTGTAACTTCAGTAATAGCTGTAATTCCACCTGCTACTACTAAAGCACCATCTGCTCCTTTAAGAGTTCCTTTAGTTACTGATGCGATTTCATTAAAGAAACCATCTGGGTCAGCTGATGATCCAATATCACAAGTAGAACCTGCACCTGTTGATGCTGCTACTACTGAAAATGCAATTGGAACTGCTCCGATAGGTAATTTAAAAGTATTACCTGCTGTTGCTGATGTACCAATTCTAACTGCTACGTTTGAACCTGCAGCGTTAAAAGAGATTACTTCAGACATTGTTACAACACTTGGTGTTGAGTTACCTTTTCCAGCACCGCCATTTGATCTAACGACACCTTGAAATGTAGTTGTTGCCATAGTTTTATCCTCCTAATTACATTGATATAGTTTTTAGGCTATCGACTATACTCGTCTATATCAATTTATTTTGTATAGTAGTTATTTTATATAATGAAATTAAAAAAAGTGCAAGAAATCCCTATGGAAAACTCTACTTACAGCGATTTGTCAAGTTTTTATTAACCAGCGAAAAGATGTACTTCGTAATCTTTTTCGTTGACTTGAACTTTCGCTTCCTGTTCTCTAATGATAGATCTAATTACTCTTTTGATCTCATCACCTAGAACAGACATTTCTGGCGTTATTTGTCCTTTGTTTTCAAGAAACAGCTCGTTCCATCTAGATTCGAGTTTCAGTTTCTTCGCGAACAATACCATGTTGTCCTGAGCCATTTGTAACCTCCTCATAGGTTATATAAAAATCACTTCCAGCACCGTGATACTGTAAGTCATTTTGTTCCCATTTTATATCAGATTTTCCTAAGAAGTCAATGATGGGTTTATTTAGCTCATCCGCATTATTTATCTCTTTATAGCTTTCAATTTCAAACTCAGTTTGAAGTTTTTTTGTAAATATTTTAATTAAGTATTTATACATGGTTTTCTCTTTCTATATTCATAATGAGGCGGGATTGTGTCCCGCCTCAAAATTTCTAATTATTATGCACCTGGTGATGCAAAAATACCTCTATAGTCAGATACACCAAATGAGTATCTTTCTCTAGCTTTGTATCTTACATTACCTGTATCAAAGTCACCTTCCATTGCAGTCTTGATAGACGCTCTGTCAAAGTACTTCATACCATTCGGCACGTCAGTGATAATGTAGAACGCATCTGGATCAGTTAAGAAATTGTTCACTCTGTAACCTTGAGGAACCATTCCCATAGAAACGATTGCGTTGATGTCATTATCAGCTGTTCCCACTCTACCTTGAGATTTCATCAATCTCTCAGCTGTGAACTGAAGTTCAGGTGGAACAATCATCTTAACACCTCTTGCAGCAATTTTTAGACCTCTTTCGTCTGTCATTGCAGCAATATCGATTAAAGATTGCTCTAGTGAAGTTTCGTTCAAGTCAGCTGCTGTAGTTAAAGTGTTCGCTACAGTTCCAGCAATAGTTGGGTGTGATACACTAAATAATGCAACACCGTCACCTGATGTGAAAGTACCGAATCCATTAATTAATGGATTTACAGCTTTTACTTGTTTTGTGTTCGCCATAGATCTAGCTAATGCTTTAGTATATCTACTAGCAAGTCTGTCATACAAGTTGTCCTCGATTGCTTCTTCAGTTATTGAGAAGGCAAGAGCCACAGTTTCGTGTGTATATCTTGCAGTGTAAGTCTCTTGAGCATTGTCAAAAGTTACACCTGATCCTTCTGGTTTAACCTGAGCATTCGCGAAACCTGATAACATAACTTCTTCTTCAAACGCTCTGTCTGAAGATTCGCTAGTGTAGATTTCAGCATGCTGATTCTCATAACGTTTATATTCCAAGCCGAATAGGGCATTCAAACCTGGCTCTAGTTCTTTAACTAGTTGTCCTCGTGATATCGCCATAATTTATCCTCCTATTACGTACCAGTTGCTACTGTTAATTCATGTTCAGCTATAACTACAACCCAGTTAACGTTAGCAGATGCTACATCGCTATTGTCTGGATCTTTAGAGATTCCCATGATTTTTAATTGTTGAGCAGTAGTGTTTAAAGTAGAATCATCTAACTCTACTCCTGAGATATAGTCAGGTGAAGATCCTGCTGCGTAAGCAAGGTCTGCAGTTTTACCTACATCAGTTACTGCTGAAGCACCAGCATTGTTTGATTGAATCTCGAACCTTTCGTAAGGGTCGTCAGATACAAAACCAACAATGTCAGTTGCTGTATTACTAGCAGCTAAGTGGTTAGCCCACGTTGGCTTGCTAGTTGAAGCGTCAGTATAAAAAACACCGTTAAGTGATCCTCTCAGATTGCCGCCTGCGCCTGCTACTAATAAGTAGCCGCCTGAAGTTTTCACTGGATCCCATTGATAGATCGCAGATGAACTTGCAGCAATGCTGTACTCGGATAAACCTTGGTTGTCTCTATTCTGACCAACTTTTCCTATTGCTTTCAAACCGAAAGCGGCGTCTTTATTTGCCATAGTTGTGTCCTCCTTATAGACATTTATTTAGTTTATCCTTTGATGGTTTGGAATTGTTAAAAAATTAACTTTTCTTTGTACCACCGAAGGTTACACGAGTCTGTCGATCAATATTGATCGGCATACTTGGATGCTGTTCCTTCATAAGATCGTTGTCTACTGCTTCAACATTGTCCTGACCTTGTTTAACATAATAGTCAGTTCTTTGTTTTGCGATCTCTTCAGGTACCCTTGCCAGCACAAGGCCACCAACTCCGATCACTCCCTTGTATTTGCCATCTTCAACCACAGGATAATCTGATTCAGGATATTCATCGGATCTTACCAATTCATATCCAGATCTTATTCTTCCAGCGACATTCTTAGTGTCTTGGAATCCTAAGCTTTCAGCTCTTATCCATCTGTGTTTAAATCCCATTGGCGCAGGGGGTGCATCTAAACTTGATGGTGGAGTCCAAACTTTTTTTCGAGTTTCTTTTTCTCTAGTTTGGCTCGCACGCGAGGCTCTTTTTTCATTTTCATTACTCATATGCTTATACCTCCTTCGTGATATTTAATTGTTTCGCATATTCTTCAAGTGGCACACCTAATTTTTTAGCAATTGCTACCTGTGAAGGTGTGAGTATTACAGTTTTGCGACCAGTTTTCGTAGTTCTTTTTGCCGAAGCAACTGTCTGTACAGGCTTGGTCGTTTCCGTAGGATTCTTTCTATCAAATTTATGCGGAAATTCAAGTCTTATTCTTCTATCAATTTCCATATAATATTCGTCACTTGATGGGTCATAACCTTCTTCCTCGGTTAACTTTTTATGTAAGTCAAACGCTGTATAAGTCATTGCAGAATCTTGACCAAACCAGGCATTTTTACTTGCCCATGATTCAGCTTTAGGATCTGGTGTTCCTTGTGCTACAGGTTGTCTATTTAAGTTAATTTCAGGTTTTGACTCTTGTTTCTTGTTATACTCTTCTTGAGCAACTTTAGTTTCCTCAAATCTAGCTTTTTTATAACCAAGTTCTGATATTGCAGTTAAAGCTTCTGCTTCTGCGGCAAGGTCATTTGCTTCTCTCGCTGCAGCAAGTTTAGCTTGCGCTGCTTGCATACCAGATACAATTGAATCTTCTGTAGACTTCAGGAATCCTGGTTCAAGCTTCGAGAGTTTTTCTTCTGCTTTTCTTTTTGCTATAATCATCCTCTCAGCATAAGTTAAAGCTTCTTCTTTTTGTCTTTCCGCTTCTCTCCATTTACCTGTAAGTTTAGCAATTCTTCTTTTTACATCTTTAGAATATTGCTCTAACTCTTTGTCTTCATTTTTTTCTTCCGATTTGCTAGCTTGAACATCAGACTGCTCATCAGGTTTCTCAGGTGAATCATTGGATTCCACACTGTTTTCAGTTTCTTCATTAGATACCTCAATATTATTTTCATTTGATTCAGTCTCATCTTGCAATTCTATTTCTGCACCTGGACCTGATGTATCAATGTCAACTGTATTTTTTTCTACGTCGGGCATAGTTATCTCCTATGTTAATATTGATGAAGTATATCTTCGGGATTGTCGATGGTTGCTAACACTTCATCGTCATTTAGCAATCTTACTTCCCCGCCATCGATCTGGATTCTTGATCCAGCATATCTTGCAAAAATTATCCAGTCGCCTTTTTTACACCAAGGACCTTCAGGAAATTTTTCTTTGTCATAACAATGTGGACCCATTGCAAGAACTAAACCACAAGTAGATCCTACTTGTTGTCTCTCAAGTGTTTCTTGTCCAAGATATAATCCACCTTTAGTTTTTTCCTTCATCTTAAAAGGAAGTACAACTAATCTCCATCCAGTGGGTCTAGGTAATTTGTCCGATTCTTTTGTTTTTAAACGTTCATATCCATCAACTTCTTCTTTGTGGATATCTTCGTATTTATCTAATAGTGCTGTTTTAATCTCGGGTTTGTCCGAAGTCGACGACGTTGCTTTCTCTTTCAGTATCATTTTTTGGCTCCTTTGGTTCTAGCAGGTTAGAGATTTCCTGTGATATTTTTAAATAGGCATGTGCCTGTCCCATCATATACTTGTATTTTTCCATATTGTCAATGCCTCCAGCAATCATGGCATCCCCAATATTTTGATAGTTTTCTTTTAAGTATTTTTGGATTTTATTTATTATAGTTAGTTCTTCATTTAACATTTGCTTTCTTTCCTTTGTTTATACCTTTTTTAATTATATACTCTTGTGTTCCATTCGCACCTGTCTCAACTTCTTTTTTAAGATTTCGAAACAAATCTTTTTCTTTATTTTCTTTTTGTTTTTGTTCTAGAAAAGATTCTAATTTTTTTGAGTCTCTCATAACAACTAGGTATAATGTTATCAAATAGAAAGTCAAGTTTACCTAAAACTTTGTACATAAATCTATCTATCATTTACTACCACCAATGTAACCGCCAATAACTCCAATTAAACCTGTAACTGACATTTTCATAAGTACTATTATGCTGTCATCTATAGGTCTATCTTCTTTAACAGCTACCCAATAGTCTCCAATAATAATGATACCTAATAAAATTAAAACACCACTTGTTATTAATAATATAACTATGTCTTTAAAATTTTTAATCATTATAAATAGCCTTATCTATATTAGTACTACCCTCATTTAATTTTGCAAAATCTTCTAGTTTCATATTTATCTCATCAGAATTAGCTGGAGTAGATTGTAAAAACATAGTTACTGTTGCAGCAGGCAGACTAGATAAAAATGTTAATCCTTTCATTGCTAATGGAGTTAAAGCTTTTGCATTAGACACCAAAGTTTTTAAAACATCTACTTCTAATTTACCTTTATTTTTTTTAGATAAAATATTATAACCTAATTGACCACTCCTATCTCTTGTAAAATCTTTAACTTTATTAGCAACTTTTTTTATTATGTTTGGTCTATCCGAAAAATCTGATGTAACTTCATTAAATACTCTTTGACCTATTTTAAACTCTCTAGGACTAACTTTTGTTGTCATTATTTTATTAGGAAATTTTTTAGAAGCATAGTTCATTGCTTCATCTGCAGAAGTTGTAGCATACTTACCTACTTTTATTTTTCCACCTGGATTCATATTGGTGGAAGATCTTTTTTTAAAAGGATTTAAATTAATAGTTTCGCCTCTAAAAACATCTATTAAATCTGTTATTCCAGCCATTAGCAGTTCCACTTTCTAAGTGATTTATTGATTCTTGAATTTGGATCATTTGCTGTCTTAGCTGAAGTCAATCTTTTCTTCATTCCAGACATTCTCGCGCAGAAGCTCTTTCTACGTTTTGCAGCTTTAGATCCTGCTTTTAATTTTGATGGTTTAGTAGTAACTGCAGTTTTTAATTTTGATCCTGGATTCGCTGCTCTATAAGATGCAACACCTTTTCTATTTAATCCACCTGACTCAGATTTTCCTTCTTTTCTTTGCCATGCTGGTGATTTACTTCCTGATGCAAATTGTTTTCTAAACATTATTTTCTCCCAAATGTTTTTACGTTAGTTGGCTTAGGGCCAGTGTTCTGGGCTTGGCGCTTTCGTCTGACAGCACTCGCCTTTTGCGACTTTGTCATCGCTGTGGCTTTTGCAAGTGGGACGCATTTTGGATACTTCCTTTTGCTTCCCTTCTGTCTCCCGCACGGTTGATACTTCCCGTCCTTCTTCGGTGCTCCGATGTCTACCCATTTTTCCGCTACCCATTTTCTTAAACCACCTTCTGCAAAATTTCTACGCACAACTTAATCTCTTTTTTCTAGCCATGCCAGCCATTAAACCACCGTTCGCAGCTTTTTTTCTGCCGCCTGGTTTTATTTTACCAGAACAAACTGCGGAACCATACATGTTAGCATATGCAGAAGGATACACTTTAAATTTTCTTTTTGCTGCCGCTTTTCCTTTTGCACAAAGTTTTGCCATTACTTCCAACCTTTTTTAGCTATTTTTGGTTTACCTGATCTTACCAATCCACCTTTTGCAAAATCTGTAGTGAGTCTATCATCACCTATTAAATCTGTTTTTCTAGATACTGGATCTTTATCAAATCGTT